AGGTGGTATACCTCCAGTACCGGGGAATCCTGAAGTGGCGTTATATCTTGACACCAATGGATTAGCCGTTCCACTAACAAACTCAACAAGGGCTGACTGAAGCGGAGAGGTGTATGTACCGTTTGTATATCTGAACTCGTTATGAATAAACTGACCAGCCTCGCTGTCGTTTGTAACACACACCTCAATAACCGTAAGAAGGTCAGCCTCAGGGCATCCAACATTTACGTCAATGGTATTACCCTCTACAGAGTAGATGTCTATGTAAACTACATTAACATTATTCAAATTCTTATTTACAATCAATGTACCAGCAGATGTCACAAGACCTGTTGTTATTGGAGTCCCATCGTATGTGGCTGTCACAGAAAACTCACCACCAGATATTGGCGAATAAGAAACTATAACGTCTCCAACAATGCTGTTTAGGTCTACACAGTATGAGTACGTAGAATTATCCTCGATAGCAACTGTCTGAGACCTTCCGCAGGTGATGCACTCATCCTCTTCTGGTAGTTGGATTGGGTTTGAGCTCAGCACATACTCGTTCATGTATGGATCAAATCCTCCAAGCTTTTGAGTATTGAATGATGCAATGAACTCATCACGGAACCAAGTCCTCATACCTTCCTCTGATATAACTGTAAGCCTGTCGCTGTTGTATGAGTCTCCCTTAAGCTGAATGACAGCACCTCTTTTGGCGTCAGTAAAGTATCTGTCATATCCCCACTTAACATAGCTTTCTGGATTGAAGCTAATACCGTAGTTCTCTATTCTAGCTATCTGAGTACCTAACACCTCAGGCACTGAAGATATTGCACCGCCTCCAGCAGAGTCTGAAAGCAAGTTCTTACCCGCAAGCACATATGATACCTTGTCTTCCTGAAGAACCAACACGTCAGTCTCTCTTCCATCCAAAACATATATAGGACCGAAAGAATCCTCCAATGGCTTAAAGTTCAGTAGTCCTAAGTTAAACTCATTAAGTCTGTTGACATTGCTCTCATCGTTATAGACACCGCTATATGTCATGTCGGCAAATCTGTCTGCCTCCTTGTAGTCCTGAGAAGATGTTGTCGTGACACGGTTACCCAAGTTAAATGTCTTGCCAACAATTGAGTCCCTTATTTTGTAGCTCTCCGCACCGTTTCCAAACGCAAAGCAGTTAAAGAATCCAGTGTCAATAATGGCAGGAACACCAAGAGCTATATCCTGATTCTGTACGTTTCCGTCGTGGTCTCCAGTTGCCATATCAATAGCAAAGGACAGGTCGTTTTCATACCACACATCAGGCAGCGCATCGCTAGGCTCGGTCTCAAATATCAGAGTGGTGTTTGCACGGAACACCTGAATGTTGGCCTCAACCTTAGAACGTCTTTTCTTTTCTGCAAAGATTCCAGAGCACCCTCTTGTAGCCCTTACCAATAAGACTAGTTGGTTTGTTGTCGGGTTTCTATAAAACCTATAATAGTTATTACACGCATCACCTCCAACACCAACATCAAATGGACCAGCAGCAAGAGTCGGTTCCCATATATTGTCAATAGGACAAGAGCCTGCACCTACCTCTTTAATACCATCATCAAGAATGCCATCAACATTATCTCCGACCCACCAGTCATACATATTATCGTAGCTAGCTGATGCAGTAAGAGTCTTCTCTAATGTATAAATTCTTTTCTCGCAGGCATTGTTACCATCACCAGTACCAAGACGCTCGGTCTTAATGTATATCTTAATTCTACTTCCAGCAGGTACTGTGTAGTCAACATATGTCCCGGGAGTCGTAGTGCTCTCCACGTTCATTGGATACTGAAGGACAGGACCACCATACGGACTAAGCGTGCTTGCGCTTTTTGATCCCGGTGCAACAGTCGCCAGAGGGTCTGAAACAACAGTAAAGTTATTTGGACTCAGCTTCATGTATGCGCCTGCTGGAGGCGTGCTGCCATCTGCTGGAGATATGAAACCTTCTTCCTTAGCTCCTTTCTCAAGAACTGTGGTATACACGCAAGAGCTTGTAGGCCCGTCAGTGTCTGCCTTTACAATAAGCCTATCGCCCTGTTCAACCTTTCTTGCATTCTCTCCCTCAAGCAGGAAGTATACCTGATTGGTAAGCGGGTCCAAAAAGAATAGCGTGCTGTATATTGTCTCGTAGTTCTCTTGGTCAGGTTTAATAACAAACTTATATCTGCTAGCCCAAGCTGGAGCAATCTGTGCGGTTGGTATTGTTACGCGTATGCTGTTCTTCTGATCGGAGAACTGACATGGAACATGCTCCGTATTCTCAGGACTTACAAGGGCGGTAGTGGATCTGTTAAAGTCATCCATGTAAACAATACCAATCTCATACCCCCTGTTACTATGCAAGCTTCTTGGATTTGCTATCTCCTGAAATGTAGCGTTAGCGTATATCACCTCATAGTACTCATACACATTCTGTGTAGGGGTGGTTGTGTTGTTTACATACCTCATGGCAGTAAACTGAAAACCAATCACGTCACTACCCGGAGATGTAATAATTGTTATAGGCTCCCCATCCGCGTCAATACCAGCAGCATACTTTGTAAAAGCATCAAGATTGTTTGGTAAAGCACAGTTAACCTGATCGGTAAATGTTATACCATCGCATGATGTTGGGTTACCCGGAACTGGATCAAACACTGGTTTGATGTTTGCAATTGTCCCAACCACATCCTGAAACGCTTGGCTTGTAGCCATCTCGTAAACGGAATTGTAGCTTGTAGGAAGTGAGAATGAGAACGTAACATCAATGTTCTGAGAAGTCTCTGTAGGAGGAGGGGTGTATCCAGAGAATGAGTCATGAGATAATGTAATCTCAATGTTGAATGCTGCACCCTCTACCAGATTACCAGCCACACCAGACAGGTCAATCTGAAGCACACTATTAGCGATTGTCTCAGGGCCATCGATATTGTATGTTCCAGTAGCTGTAGTGTCGGGCAGATCAGTATTGCCAATAAGCTCAGTAATAAGGTCAGTGTAGTACTCAAGCCTAACAGGGTTGCCGTCCTTATCTATCATGTTGTACCCATCAACATAGTTGCCATACATCAAGCGATTACCCATAACGGTTTGGGCCTTGGCAAATCTTGGTACGTTATCGTATAGCCTCAGGATCTCAGCCTCTGGCAGTACCGTAAATATCTTGCTGTTAGTGAATGTATATGTGTAGTCAGTATTGTCAGCCAGACCAAGCTCAGACTTGTCAAGCTTCTCAATTACCTTAATAATGTTGCTGCCCGCCTCCTTAAACAAAAGGTCAATCCCCTTTACAAGAGAGCTGCCTGTGTTGTATGTTATGATTGAGGTGTTAGCCGCATTGACCATACCCTCGTTCAGATAGCTGGTAATGTCAAACTCAAATGGGTTTGGCAAAAACGCAGGGGCAGAGAACTGTGAAGTGGCAGAATACTCGTTGTCTTCGTATCTGTATCTGTACGCAAAGCAGATAAACCTAGTCTCCATAAAGTTCTCCTGACCGACAGTCTTAATCTCCTGAACACCCGGAGACTCAACAGGAGGCTTCTTGATAACAAGTATTGACTCAGCAGAGAACTGATCCACGTTCCCAATAGGGTTGGCGTAAAGCGTGTTGATGTTTATCTTCCTAGGAGCATTGTAGTCATCTGTAAAAAACAGAAGGTTGTCTACTATGTCGACGCCTGTAATAAGAAAAGCTGGGTCGAAGTTTAGCGTGGTATTAGTACCACCACCATCGTCAATACTAATAACATGATATGTAAGTACGCTTGTTTCTGTATTAAATGACACGATCATGTCCAGCTTGCCAGTAGCTCCTACCGGAAAGTTTGAGTCGTGCACAAACCAATATACGGTCTCCCTAGCCCCATCCTGAATAGCTCCAATACATCTAGCATCAACACTAAGCTGTGTTCCGTCAATATAACGAAGTGATGTTAGCGGCAGATTTCCTTTAGTGTTCTCGATTACACCAATCTCTGACATCTCGGTTGAACCCATACGCACGTTCATTGCGTCAATGTATTCACCATTTGGCACAAGTCGCTCATCAAGGACCTTGTTCATCTTACCAGCCGTAAAGTTCCTAGTCAGGTTTGGCATATTACTTTATCATCTTGTCCAGTCCACGAAGGTTCATCAACAAACGACCGGGATGGATATTACTGATTCTGATTTTTGCGTTACGAAGAAGCGCCTGCTTCTCTTTTCTAGCACGTGCTACAATATACTCCTGAACACCAAGCTTGGAGTTAAGTATCTCGTACTGAATGTAAGCGTATACGTATTTCTCAAAAAGCTTATTCACAGACACAGAAGCATCGTTGCCATTCTCCATGCCGTCAGATACATACTCAAGAATACAAAGCTGGTCTCTCATATCAGATGAGAAGTTAATTACTCCAGCCTTCTTGTTGATATTGAACGTAGGATTGAAGTTTGCTGTTTCTGTATTCAAGCCAAATCTCTCACCAAACTGGTGATCAAAGTACCAAAGACCATCAACGCACCATCCGCTCTGCCCATTGTATGGGTTACCATCGTTTAGGTATATGCTCTTCTTTGTACCCTTCAACCTATCGAAGTCGATTGTGGAGTTCTGAGGCTCCAGCACGTTCCCATTGATGTCGAAAAGAATGTTGGCATTATTGTCCTGAAGGTAGGCCCCTGAATAAATTGTCTGAATGTTTTCGGACAAAGGGCGAAGGTATCCATCTCTATACAGTGAGATGCGAACCCAGTTGACGTAGTCTGATGGTAGTACATAGATTAGATTTTCTCCGACAGTAAGCTCGAGAACCTTTATCTCTTTGAAGGCGTCATAGTTCAGCTCCTGAACAGCACGCTTTGCATGGAACAGAATCTTGTACCTGTCCTCGTTATTTACAAGTGAGTGGTTACCAGCATACATCAACATAAAGTTGTTGACAATATCTTCTAAGCTAACATACTGGTATGACCCCCAGTTTGCGTCCTGCGGGCTGTTGCCATTATTTTCGTAGTACTGATATTGAGATATGTAGGCCATCTATTTATTTTTATTGCTGCTGTTGCATCTGCTCCTGTGTCATACCAAACTGAACAACCTCGGTCTCACGAATAGACATTCCAGCATACTCAAGAATTTTTGCAACAAGCTTATACTCATCCTCTAATGGTAGCTCAAAGTCTTGATAGTCTGGCTGACTCTGATCAAACACAGGCTCACCACTAGCAAGCGTAATGTATGTCCACTTTGGGTCCTTTGGCAGTCTAAAGTACTGGGCCTGAACCTGACCTGTGGTAGCAAGTGTTGTTGGATATACCGAAAGCTTATCACCCTCCTGAGTAAAGGCTGGGAACAGTGTGCTTGGAGATGTCAGGTTTGAATTAAGGAGCATGCTTATCTTGCTGAGCGTAACCTTGTCAGCCTCCTTAAACAATGACGAGTCTATAATAGCGTAGGCTCTTGGGGTGGCTGTAAATATATTGGCCGTCAAAATAATGACAGTGTTACTTGAAACAGACACCACCCTAGCTGAGGCATTAGTCGTTGTGTTTACCACAATATCGCCAGCCGAAATACCAAGCGTAGTAAACAGGGCCGTGCTGTCAACAAGCTGGTTAACGACAACAGATGTATTTGTACCGGTATCAAGAATTGTCGGATAGCATAGCACCTTATTTATCATAAAGTACTGATCACCAGTTGTTGTGAGTGACGGAGAGAAAAATATATTGCCCGAAAAGTTGTACAAAAAGTTTGTAGAAGAGAAGCCCTCAATGACCTCCTCTATCTGACGTCTAGTGTTTGCATATCCAGTCCCTGAGGTGCGAACATTCTCCTGATTAATCTTGTCATTATACCCAGAAAAGTACTCCTCATAGATCTCTAGCTGAGCCTGCTTGGCAAACAGATTAAAGTCAGATGGGGAAAGGTATCCGTAGTTGTTTTTATTCAGTACAGACAGTACAGTATTTCTTACCGAATTGATCATCAACTTACTTTTTACAAAGATAAATAAAAAAGAGGGTGCTATTTGCACCCCCCTGTATGTATAACCAAAAAACCAAACTACTCTGAAATCAGGTTCTCTAGCATCTTGAGGGCGTCAATTCCCTCGTCAGTTCTAAAGAACATAGCCACGGTAGAATATGGGTCCTCCCCATATGGAACAAGAAGCATCTTCTTCTTATTGGTTGTGGTGTTAAACCATACCTCTTTCTGGCCGTTTCGGAAGGTCAACAGCTTCTGTTCAAAGAACTTATGAACCGTAGACTGTAGCTTAAGCATTGGGTCGTTAATCACATTTACAAACCCTCTTGGGTCCTGCTTTGCCATAATAAGGATATCCCTTTTCAGCTCAGCGGTTGTAACTCTTGATGGGTCCTTGCCGATCATTACTCGGTAAACGGTCTCCATCTGCTCGATGCCAAGCTCACGGGCAAGCACCAAAGCATCTACCTCGGCGTTCAGTATTTCAACCTCCTTGCTTGCATCCTTCTCATGGTTAACCTCCTCAAAAGAACGACCGTTCAGTGGGTGGTAGTAAAGGAACTGCTGGAGTACAGGATTGTTTTTGGGGACACGAAGGAAGCCACTCTCAAAGATAACAGGCTCCACAATTGCATTACCGTCCTGCTCGTCCTCGAATGGGGACTTTTGGTTGATGGCGTACCGCAGTGGGCGGTTTACGTTGTTGTCCTCATCATACCAGAGGAGCGGATATCTGCGAGTATTACGAGAAGGGAGTGTAAAAGACAGAGGAGCTGCGTCATTTTTCAGCTTGTAAATTCTGTCTACAGGGGACAATTTTACTTTCATTTGATAAGATTTGATTTGTTAAAAGAAAGGAGGGAGTGTCTTTGAAGACACTCCACCCCTTTAGATTTCCTGTTAGGATTAAGAACCGTAGCGGAACAACACGAAGTTGTTAGCACCCAAGGTACACACACAACGCTCGGACAGGAAGTTGACTTCCATTGCATCGAGGTCGCTAGTCTGAGCACCACCCGCAGAACCTGTAATCCAAGTCTTGTAGCGGCGGTCTTCAGCCTCAGTGGCGCGATAACGAACGTGCAGGAACGGACGCTTAGCGTTCTTTCCGAGGATCTGATCGTACACGGTAGTGGAACCGGCAGGAACCAACAGACCAGTTACGGTACCAGAAGCAGAAGCTCCGGTTGGCAGACCACCACGCATTGTGGGATCGTTCAGGTATTTCCAGTCAGACTTGTAGAAGTCATAACCACGACGGAAACCGCTGAAACCGAGGTTCAGAGCCATGTCGGTATCGTTATCGAACAGACCGAAAGAAGCAGCCTGAGCAGCACCGGTACCATTGAAACCATTCAAGGTAGCCAGCATGTCATCGATGTCGAAAGAGAAGTCACGGTTAACGAAGATTACGTTCTCCTCGATAGAACCTTGCTTATCCAAGCGAGAGATGATAGTGTCGAAGTCTGCCAGAGTTGTGGGGTTACCACCGCCCCATACGTTACCACGGCTGTTTACTACGTAGAAGATTCCCTCAGAACCTTTGTTACCAAAGTTGGGGTTCAACGCAGAGTTAGCAGCACCAGAACCAGACTCAGCAGGAACTGCCTCGATCATTGCAGTCTCAAGATAGTCCTCGAAACGCAGACGAGTCTCGTGCTCACTCTTCAGGTACCACAGATATCCAGTAGCACCGTTCTCGGTAGTTACTTCAACCCATCCGATCTGAGCCATGTCAGAACCGCTAACAGCGTATTTGTCCTTGATGATGATCGGGCTGTTCTGGAAGATTTCGTCTTCAGCTTCCAAAGAACCAACCATTCCAACAGTTCCTTTCTTGAACTCAGAACCATAGATCCATACAGATACAGTTGCTGTGATAGCAAAAGTCTGGCCGGGGCCTTCGTAGTAAGCAACAGTGAAAGTGTCAGTAGCTGTGTTAACAGCAGTAACGATACCCTTATTGCTAAGTCCAGTAGCGTTATCAGAAATGAAGACAGTCTGACCAGCACGGATAGCGATAGCAGTTACGTTAGCATCGTTAACAGTGATAGTAGCAGAGTCAGCACCAGCAGCAGCAGAAGTAGCACAGTTAGTGTACTTGGTGTGCAGACGGCCTTGCTCAGCCCACTTAATCAAGTCAGAGTTAGATGGCATCTCAGCGCCAACCAAACGGAGGAAAGAAGCGACGGTACGGTTACCATAACGCTCAAACTCCTTCTCATAAGTATCAGGAAGATACTGGTTCAAGAAGTTGAAGTTGGTGATGTAGTTCGTCGAAAGGGGGACCTGCTCAGCACTTGGCTGTAACTGGAACCCGGGGGTAGATAATACAGGCATTGTTTTTTTCTTTTAGATGTTATATTTTTTTTATGCTGCGAATTTTGAGGCCCTTTCCGGCATCGGGGTTTACAGCTTTAACTTGTACCCCACCCTTGTTTGTTGACTCAGGAGCTCTACGTTCAGACATATTTATATTTTTTGTCTTACGCATTACATCCTCTGTTGCATCTGCCAGTCCTTGCTCATAGAAGAACTTAGCGAAGCGATCAGGGTTCATCGCGATTGCCAAAGACTTGTGGTATCCAGCAGCGTCCTTCATTAATCCGTTGTCGTCCAAAAACTTACCAATGAAATTCATTGGATTGGACTGCAACTTCTTTAATTCTGCTGCGTCGCCGGGAGCGAACTTAAGTGAGCGGTCATTTACTTTGAACTCAAAACCTTTGAACTCTCCGCCGAAGACTTCTTCTGTCTTCTGTTCAAACCACTTGTGCTTACGTTCATTTTCCTCCTGTACAGTCTTTGACTGTTTTACATATTGCTTATAGCTTTCAAACTCTTCCTTGTCCTCGTCAGAGATACCAGCCACACTTGACTCAAGGGGCATCTTGTATTTCTCCTTCTGGTCATTGAAGAATTTTTTAGCCTCAGCAACAGCTTTTTTCTTAGCGATTTTGACCTTCTTAACTCTTGACTCCTCATCGATGTCCTCATCGTATCGGTAGTCGTCCATTAATGTGTCAATGTCATCGGCATCAAGACCCTGCTGTGTGGCGCTCAGATATTCCTTAAGGAGTTGGTCTTGGTCCATCGAGTCAAAGTCCTTCTTCAGCTTGAGGAAGTCTTCAAACCCGCGGCCTGTCTCCTTGCGGTACTTCATATAAGCGGCCACATCTTCTGGCATCTCTTCTGCCTGCTGACGCTCAGAGACCAACTCATCAAATGAATTGATCTGCTTATTATATCGCTTACCTATATATGAAAGAACTTGGTCTTCACTTAATTCAGTCTCACTCACATCTTGATTAGCGCTTTCCTGTTGTGGCTCTTGGCTTGGCATCTCTACCTTGTCAATAG